AAAGAACTGAGACTTTGCAAGTATCGACGAATCTTTAATCGTCGATCCCTTCTTCAATCTATCAAGAACGCTCATTCATATCTCCATTCATATCTGCAATTTTATCTTTGGCGATAACGGTGTGGCTATCGTCTACAAAGAATGATTCTAGACTAGGCGTTGTTGCCTTGTCAACTTTCTTTTTCTTAACTGATCTTATTGGTTCTGGTGTTACTTGTTTATCGCCTTTCAATCTACGGTATGTTTGATTAGCGGCAATCAGCAACAATACTGCAAGTGGATCAAATACCACAATGATTACAAAGATTACTAACCGTACTGCCTTATCAATCAGATCACGATCTTGTGTGCCGTAAACTACATCTGCCACATATTTTATAGGCCCCAAGTCCGACTCAGCCTTTTTAATTTCCAAGGATATAGGAGACTTTTCCTCCGTAATTTTCTGTATTTCGGTTTGCGCCCTAGCAATTTCATCAGAGATTCGTATGCGCTCTTTCTGTTGGGCTTTGCGGATTTGATTCGACCTTTCCGCACCCCTTTCATCCGACGATCTTGCCATGACCTGGTCAACCGCCGCATCCAATTGTAGGACATTTTTGCGATTAGTCTCGATGCTGTCCTTGAGGGCTTTAATTTTCTCCTCATAAATCATCTCCTTCTCAACTAATGGTGTTATGTTTGATGAATGTTCGATGTGTGCTTTTGACAGATAACCAAAAATACCCATCGATGTAATTGCCATGAGTAATACAACAGCAATGAGAAAATACACTTTCAATGCAGAGAATGTTGTTTTCCAATTATTGTATACCCACGATACTGTTACCAATTTTGCTGCTTCAAGCACAGAACCCATAATAATAATTGGCCAGTATGAACCTGGAAATATCTGTGCAAGACCAATCACTGAATAATATGCTGCAATCGCAGACAGAGCAATAGCAGTCAAAAATGGTAATATGGCGTGTATCATCCGAAGAAACTTTCTAAAGTTGCTTGCTTTTCAGCTTTCCAATTCAAGCAATTTAAAATAACCTGAATTGGTTCCAAGAATGTTTTCTCAAACTGCGTATCATAATCAATGTATTCCTGTAAACCAAATTCTTTTGGTAAACGTGTTGGGTATGATACTACAGAATCCTTAAATGGATTTGGTGTCTTCAAATATGTAAACTTCAATTTCTCACCTTCTTGTATTAAAGGATACTTGTTGGTGAGATTTAATTGTTTAAGATAGTGATTATAGAGTATAGCACCCTTAACATGAATTGGTGTTCCTTTTCTGTAAAGAGTTACCGAATCTGCATAATCCTTTAAACCATTCAACCCACGTGGAAACGAAATATCTTCAGCAGGTAATGATTTAAATTTAGTTCTAAAATCAGATATGAACTCCTGAATCTTAGACTCATCTGCAACCATCAACAACTTAATCAGTTCACGCATCTTCTCACGAACCGCAAATGGTGTGGAAGATTTGATCATCTCAAGTCCCATAACCTTTAAGTGTGGTTCATTGTATTGAACACCTTCATTGTTATAGACATTAAGAATGTAGCGTTTCTTGGCAGTCCAGATACCTTTATCTGCAAGTGCCTCACGCTTCATTATCATTTTTTGGTCAAACGCATGTACATAATCAGCAAGTTCCTTATAACTCGCATCAATAAACGGTTGCAATTTCTCTTCACACGCACTATCCATGAACTCGATAACTTTATTGGTAGGGATCGATACTTTGCCTCCCGAACCATACACCTTTTCAACCAATGGGCTAAGTTTGAGATAAATCGAATCTGTGTCAGAGGCGATAACATAATCTGTTTCAGTTTTCAGTAAATTGTTTAAATATTCATTTAGTTTGTTTTCAATCCAACGAATAGACAATTGACCTGCTGAAGTCACCGCCAGTGCTATGCGTAAATCATAGAACCGGAAATACTGTGAACCCATCGCACCATATGCCGAGTTCAATGAAACCTTTTTGGCTAATTGCAGATTGTTATATCGTGCAATTAGCTTTTCAATTTCGTATTTCTTTGAATCATCTTTTTCATCTTCATAATCCTGCTGTGCCTTGAGCATCAGCTTTTTATACTTCTTACGATCTTCATACATCTCAAGCATCATCTTTGGTAAGAATCCTTGTTGATCAGTACGAAATAATTGTCCATTTGGAGTTAGTGTACATTGTAATGGATCAAGAAAAGATGTATCTATTTGTTTGTACAACAAAGATTGAACATCCATTTTGCCAATTTCTTCATAATATAATTCAATTGCATGAAGTTCTTTTTTGAGTTCTTCATCAGTCATATTCTTTATATCACGAAACATTATTTACACCATTTCTTTCTATTTTCAGTTTTAGTCAATATCTGTAAATTGTCCGGATGATGTAAACCACCTTTAGCTAAAGGTTGTATATGATCTACTTCATAACCTTTAGGACAAGTTAGATAGTATTCCTGTAATTGTTTCTTTTCTAAATTAGACAATTCTGGAGTTTGATTTCTCAATCTTGCTCTACGTTTTGCTGAAATTTCATTTCTAATTCTTCGTTTATGTTCTTCACCCAAGTACCTACTTTTTCCAGAACAAGAATAACTACAATATTTGGAATCATATTTTTCACTTTCAGTTCTAAACTTTTGTGTTTCATACTCTTTACCGCATTGTAAACAGTTTACTTTGGTTTTTCGTTCTTTATTCTGACATTCCAACTCAAAAGGCTTCTTTATCTCAAATTTTCGTAGGTATTTTTTGATATTAGAATCAGAACAACCAAAATATTCAGCAACTTCATTTCGACGCATGTTGTTCAAGATGAATAATTCATATAATTTATCTTTAGTTATAGAGTATTTCATAGTTCCCCCAAATAAGTATCCACAACTACTTATTTAGTATTTCTGCGATTTAGCTCCCCAATTAGTTTCATTTTTCTTTCGTCTATAGTGCTTATTTCAACGAGGTTTTCTGGTGAAATGGAATATTGCATTATAAGATGAGGATATAGACTATTCAAGTCAAATGATGCTACCCAATTATGCAATCCCACCTGTGGGTCTTTGACATAGGCACCTTCAAATGCCGCTGTCTTGTTCTGTATCACCCGTGGTGGAACAATAATATGCTTATCATGAAGATAGTTATATATCAATGCATCCCACATACGAGTTTGTGCAAAGACATCCTCATAGTTGGTTTTGGTGTCGTATGCTAGAGTTAATGCCAACTCAATCAGCTTCAACTTATCCTCAAGCTTCAGAATAAGTTCAACGTCTTTAATGTTATACTCAATAAACTTCTGATGATTCAATCGATACAATTGATTCAGATTGTCGTATTCGTCATATGACAGTTTGTTCTCACCAAGTTCTACACTGGCAATGTTATCCAGCTTATACGATTCCTGTGACTTACCATTCGGAGCGTACCATTGATACAGTTCATAATAGTCAAGTACAGGTACACCAATAATCTCATGGATTACTTGCGTTTTACCTTTGAATGTGGTTTCACGCTGGCTTAAAAATCCCCAAGGTGAAAGCTTCTTTAGGTTATCTTCACCAAGTATACGTGTGAAACGATTGATAATGTAAGGAATATCAAAAAGCTTGACATTCCAACCAGTGACGATATCAGGATAACTATTTGACCAATCAGCAAGAAACCGTTTGCACAAATCGACTTCATTTTCACATAGGACATATGTTTCATCACCTTTTACTTTATACTCACCACAACCGTATACAGTAACACCACCATTTAACTGCTGAACACCAATAGCAGTGATTGGTTCGGTTGCCTTAGTTGGATCAGGAAATCCATTCTCAGAACCCACCTCAATATCAATTATGAGAATTGATAGATCGTTAATATCCCAATCGATATTACCTCTAAATGTGTCTGCGATAAAGGCATACTCATACCTAGTATTACCATAGATTTTAAAGTTTGCCACATCTTCATAGCGTTTAACAAAATTCCTTGTTTCACGAATGGTTTCAAATTTCATTGCCTCAAGTGGTTCATTAAATAATGTTTTCCACTCTGTTGGTTTCTTGGATGGCAAAAACAAAATCGGAGAATAAGGGACTTTTTCCTTAATCCTCCGACCATTGTTGATACCTCTATACAGGATGTTATTACCATGTATAGCAACGCTGGTATAGTATTTACTCATTAAATGATTATATCATAGTTTTAAGCCAGCAGGTGCTAGTTCGATGCGACTAAACATTCTGCGATATTGTTCCAGCAAATCATTAACTGGCGTTGTGATACAGAAAACTTGTGATTGTTTGATAGTAATACCCTTATCAAACTCTTCAGTATAAGCAAGATATGGTGCAAATCCCACACCACCTTGATCGCTAGCATTCCGTGGTGGAACAGCAATTACTTGAACTGGATTTTTGATTAGAACACCAACATCACCCTCATCAATAACTTCTGCAATGATTGTTTGCTGCGTGTTGAATGTGATTAATTTAATGTTACTCATGCTGCTACCCTCATTGAAGTTTCAAGGACATCAAGTGTCACCCATTTTTTAGGAAATAACATCTCACGACCACGGAAGTCTGCGATGTCATACGTAGGATCGTCAACCAGACCGACTAATTCAACCTTATTGTCGAATTCGCGCAGTACAACATCATACTTGTATGCTTTAGAATATTTTGGATTTGTTTCTGCGATTTGTTTTGCGACTTTTGTAGTTGAACTCATGCAAACTCCTTATAAATCATCATTTTTAAAATTATAATAAACTTTTCACTCTGTGTCAAGCTTATATACATTTATACCGCATTTTTTTAAAAAATCAGCACCACCATTTGAATTTGAATAAGAATTTTTATAGTATACCTCTTTGATTCCTGCTTGGTGTATGATTTTAGCACATCCTAAACAAGGTTCGTGGGTAACAAACAATGATGCACCTTCAGATGAATTGGTAGAACGGGCAATCTTCATCAAACAATTTGCTTCAGCATGGAGTACCTCACGCTTAGTTATTTTTCGTGACCAACCGTGAACAAGTTCGGAAAAACCATTTTGTAGCATCCATTCATCAGTTGCCTGACATTCTTCTTTGAGGACATATTCAATATCTTCACAGACATTATCCCAACCTGATGGCATACCATTATAACCAATACCAATGATTGTGTTGTCTTTTACGACTACGCAACCGACATGAAGTCTAGTTGCTGATGAAAGTTCGGCGTATACCTCTGCCGCTTTCATATGTGCTTGGATAAATTTAGTTTTCATAATAAGAAGTAAGTACTCACTTCACATAGGGCGTTTGGGCGATTTCTTCCGAGACTATTCCAAAATTACTAATGGCACACGGATTGGAGCCTTGGCATTCATCTCAATAAAGAATGGCAAGAACCTTTCACCCAAGAAGCCAGGATAACGCCAAGGTAGTGGTTCGGATGTTGTCTGTTGTGTTGGGTATGCTGTCTTAGAGTATGTCCAGATGTACTCATAGATTTCAAACAATTCACTCACATACTTTTTGAATAGCTGTTTACGCATGATATAGCAAGTCTCAAAACTTGCTTTGGTTCTCATATTGAACCAATCAATACCGTCTCTATAATCGGGTAACAACTCAGTGATTGCTTTCAAAAACAAATCCCAATATTCACGTGGTTGTGACTGTAGATACTGATCTTCAATTGAGCATGGTAATTGTGTTTCGATGTTGGTAATCACATCATGATTTTCGAGCATATGGAGTGCTGCATTCTTCATACGATCTGATGACAAATAATCAACAGTTATCTGATTTGCTGCCATACTAATCTTTGGTACCGCTTGCGTAATATCATCAAGCAATAAGTATCGACGATAGGTTGTGCAACCAATAAAATCTGCTTTACCATACTTCCACAACCAATACTCTGATGCTTGTTGACCCATAGCTTTCAGAAATTCAAGTTCAGATACTTTAGAGTAGTGATGTTGATATTCTTGAATTCGATTTTGTTCACGTGATGTGTTAATCCACACACCTTCTTTGCTTGGTGGATAATACTCATAAGCACCAGTACCACCAGCATATGCTGCTCTCATCCAAGATGAGTTATGATTAAATGGAAAGTCCTTGTGAAAGTGACTTATCATCAATAAATCATTCACTTGGTGTTTCCTTTTTCTTTTTGAATTCAATCTTCGGTGCAATGATAGCAGAGATCATAGCATCACGAAAATCTTTCTTACGTTCACTTGCCATGTTGGTCAGCATGACCTTCAATGGTTTAGTCATTCTAAAATTTGAATTAGGTTTCATTACCATGCCCAAGAAACATAAGAGTATCTGGTGCCTTCTGTCACCAACTTGACCTCATGTGGATATAAAAAGTTTGAAGGAAATATCATAATCTCACCTGCTTTCAACTCAACAACTTTGTCATCCCAAAATACAAGTTCACCACCTTTGTAATCATTATTCAGTGAACCAAGAATACTTAGTGTAGGAATACCTTTACGATTACCATCGAACATGGAATGAATGTGATCACAATGAAGTTTCATTTGTGTATCGGTGCGATAACGATTGAATCGCACTTCAGAATAGCCATTCCAACTGACAAACCATCCCTTCATGTCCAATTCTTCTACATATTTTCTCAAAGTATTCCATATTTTTTCCATGATTAAATCTTTGGTTTCAATCTGAGAATATGCTACCGAAAGTTCATGTTCATATGAATGATATGTACCATCAGTTGAATTGTAGAATTGATGTGTCTGAAATTCTTTATCCTTTTCTTCCAGTACATTGACTGTCTTGATACATTCTTCTTCAGAAAGTACCTGATAAACTTTGAGATATGATTCTATATTACGATCCATGATATATCCTTTAATAAGTGGGGCATAAAGCCCCACCGTTTAAGCCGCCAGTTTTTCTTCTTGTAGAAGTTGTGGCTTAAATTCTTTTAATGCATTGTAGTCATTGCTAATTTCAATCTTACGTGGTTTTTTATGTTCTGGAACTACATTTTCCAGACCAACACGTAGAATACCATCTTTGATTTCAGCACCCTTAACTTCAATGGTGTCTGCAATCGTAATCACTTTGGTGAAAGAACGAGTGCCAATTCCACGATGTAGATAGTTCGATTCGTCTTTGTCTATCTTCTCACCCCTGATTGTCAAGTTACCTTCTTGAACTTGAATATCAATTTCATCTTTTGCAAAACCTGCAACAGCAAGTTCTACAACATACTTATTATCATCTGCTTTGATGATGTTGTGTGGTGGGAAAGTTGATGGTTTGATTTCACTATCAAGAATTTTCTCAACATCACGAATAAAGTTTTCAAAACCAAGTGTTTGATGGAACAAAGGTCCAAATGAAATACGTGTCATACGTTTCTCCTTATTATAAGCAAGTTAAATTACGTGACCCCGAAGGCATCACGACTTACTTGACAACCTCAAACGCTGTGCGATTGACAAGATAAGTTCTTTGAGGATTTGATTGGGTAAAGACTCGAACAAATTCGTTTGAGCCTTCCCTAATCACATCATCGTAATTTCTGGTAAATACTTCTTCTTTGGTATACTTGTTCACAAGTTTGACCAAATTGTTTTTCGCTTTGTACATGATCATTCACCATTTTAGTAATCGTTTTTCTTTTTACCAATGTTATATTTAGCAATCAGTTCCCACTCATCCTTCTCTTTGAAAGCAATGATTTTGATTTGGTGGATTGGTGCCATGTTATGTTCAATTATATCATAGTTGATAATCTTTAACAATCCCCACTCCTCTAACAAGTTGGCAATAGCATTACGTCTTTGGATATCATTCTCGGTAATCGTGGATAGTTTACCGTCTAAAGCAAATAGTTCTTTGAAGTGTAAAATCGCATACCTTCCCTGTTTATGTAATATATGACAAGACTGATATAATACTTTTTCTTTTCGTGATGAAACGCCAATTCGTGTTAGCGTTTCTCTGACTTTTAAAAAATCATCTTGTTCATTAAGTTGAATCTCTACACCAATCCCTTTAAATATATCATTATCCATTCTTAAAATTCCTATTATAATTATTATAAATTCTTTTTTTCAGATTACATTCCCATGAAATCATTTGTAGGTTTTTAATATCAGAACACTCTTCAATAGAGACACCAGAAACATAACATTCATACACACCATTAATATGATCAAGTTGATAACCCCCATCAACTCCACACAAAGTTCGCGGATAATTTTCTGGATTTATGAGGTTTTTATGTTGTGCATATGTTTTCTCAGTCAGCCATCTAACTTTTCGTTGATATATCTTATAATCAGTGGTATTTCTTTCTCTTTTAATATTGAATTTTTTCATCCAACCATGCAATGATGACTTTTTTATATTTAGGTATTCGCATATTTCATCATTTGAATTACCCAACATCACTAAATTGCGTAAAACTTCCTCATCAATTTTATATTTTTTATTATTTCCACCACCTCGAATTCTCAATTTTAATCCGAAATGTAAAATCCATTTATTAATTCGTTTTTTTGTACACTTATAATAATCTGCCAATTCTTGTTGAGACATCGTTTCATATAAGTTTTTAAATTCAACCGCATCGGGATATTGATTATATCCAACTAAATTAGTCATTTTAATCCTTTAAAATACACAATTATGTATGATTCAAAGTATTATTTAGTATTTTTCAATCCTCCAACTGAAGTTTCTTCTTTTAATTGTTGGATTTGTTCGTTGGAAAGTAGGCGCAAGGCTTCACGTGCCTTGGTGTCGGAGAATCCATAGACCAGCTTCACGCATTCTATATCATCATTTTCTTCCGACTTTTCCCACTTCGCATAGGGTCTTTTCATAGACCTAACGGTGTAAAGTAAAAAGTCATTCTGCAACTTCTTGTCTAAATGGGGACGCTGATTCATCTGGTTTGCAAAAGCCACACAATCCTTATAAAAGGACAACCCCTTATTCACCAAGAAAGGTTTGTATGCTTTCTCGGTTTCCTCATCCACAATCAGATTCTTCTTAGGCTGAAGAATATCTTTAACATAATCAAAAGGGTTGCTCATTTCTTTTTCCTCTTCTTAAATCTCCTGTTATACTCCAGCAATTTTTTAATACCCTCTTCATTGTCTCCTAGTAATCCAAAGGCAACGTTACATGCATTACAAAGCCATCCCCGAAAGACAAGTGTTTCTGGATCATGATCCATTGCCAAACTAACTTTTCTTCTGCCAGCTTGATTCACTGGTGGCTTACCACAACAATCACACACCTCTGTTTTTGGTGGTGCGGTCTTTCGTATATGATTTGTTTGCTTTGAACGTTCTTTGATACATGACCTGCATCGGGTATCATATCCATCGTAGCACCCCTTATGTTTGGGGAACTCGAACAAAGGTTTTTCGGTGCTACAGTATGAACATGTTTTTGAAAGTACTTTCTCTTCCCCAAAAAGGTTCCGTACTTTCAAATAAATTCCCCATTCGCCATGATCTCAGTCAGACATGCCACCAGATTGATTTCACGATCAGCAACGAATGCTTGTTTGTATTGATAGTCAGCAAGGATTACTACGATCTGTGGGATGCATTGTGGTTTCAAAAAATCATACATGCCATCATAAAGCTTGCGATAGATTGTTGTATGGTCGCCATCAGATGTTGCTGCCCACTTACGCATAGATGTAAAGTCTTTGGTCTTCAAAAACTTAACAACATCAGCAATTGATATGTCAGCAATCTGAGATAGAAGACCCACATCAATCTTACCTAACTTAGCATATCGCTGTAGTTCATTGATGACACGACGAAAATCTGGAAAGTGTTTCTTGATAAGTTCAGCAACAACTTTCTTGTCGTATTCAGTTTTCTCTGAATCTAGGACATGCTCAATTCGTTTGAAGAATCCAGATGCCATCTGTGTTTTCTCATCAGCCTTGAGATTGAAATCCACAACAGCACAACGTGAATGTAGTGGTTCAATGATCTTGGCTTTGTAGTTGCATGTGAAGATGAACGAACAGTTGTTGGCAAACTCTTCAATGGCATTACGTAGAATAGCTTGTGCATTGGCAGTCAAATAATCAGCTTCATCAATGATGATAACTTTCCTACCACCAAAAAATGCTAATGATGATGCGTAGTTCTTTACCTTGACACGAATTGTATCAACACCATTCTCATCAGAACCATTGATTATCATGAAGTCGCAGCCGACTTCGTTGCACATCGCCTTGGCTATTGTTGTCTTTCCTACTCCCGCCCCACCAGACAACAGAAGATTCGGTATCTGTTTTTGGTTCACGAATTCCTGAAATACCTTCTTTAATCTGTCTGGAAGAATACAATCCTCCACTTTCGTTGGACGATACTTTTCTGTCCACAAGAGATGTTCCATGAGAACCTTTCACATAAATCATATTAATTAAAAAACTCTTCAAGAGTTGTCTGACTATCCTCTTCTTTGATTACTTTTTCTTCAGCAGTAATTCTTTCTTGTTGAAGAGATTCATAGTCTTTGTTGAGTTCACAACCCAAATACTGCCTACGATTCTTAATAGCAACTGCTGCGGTGGTACCTGAACCCATGAAAGGGTCAAGCACTATATCACCTTCACGTGAACCTGCCAATACACATGGTTCAATTAGTTCCTGTGGATAGACTGCAAAGTGTGCACCCTTGTATGGTTTGGTATTGACTGTCCACACACTACGCTTGTTAGCTTTGGTGTAGTCATTCTTTTTTAAACCACCCATCTTTGTACGACCTGGTGTGTTGTTCAATCGAGTTTCATCTCGATTGCGATCTGTGTTGTCTGTGCTTGTAGCATCATACTTAATTGCTTCATTGTCGTAGTAATAGTTCTTCGATTTTGATAGCAAGAAAATATATTCATGCGCCTTGGTGCAGCGATCACGAACTGATTCGGGCATGGGGTTTGGTTTGTGCCAGATAATATCTTGACGTAGATACCAACCATCAGCACGGAGTGCAAAGGCAAGCATCCAAGGAATACCGATCAAGTCTTTCTCTTTCAGACCTTCAAGTTTCAATCCTCTTTTGTGACATTTTTCAACTTCTGAAAACTTTTGACCTGCAATAGATTGTTTTCCTTGACGTTGCCCAACACCTGGACGGTAGTTGTAATAGCTGTCACCAATGTTAACCCATATCACACCATCATCAGCAAGAATATTTCGCACATGTCGAAACACATCTACCAAATTCTCAATGAATTCTTCGGGTGATTCTTCAAGACCTATCTGACCTGAGTGACCATAGTCCCGTAGACCATAGTACGGTGGGCTTGTGATGCAAGTTTGTACCTTCACACCTTCAGTTGCCCACCGTGCCATAGTCTCACGGCAATCTCCAAACTCAATTTTGTTCATAATATAAAATAAAAAAAATTAATCTTTTTGATTCAGAGTATTAACTACTTCAAGGTATGGTTCTTTGACATGCCAATCAGTACCATTGACACCAAAGATAACTGTACGCATCTGTAATTTAGCATTCTCATCTGGTGTAATCAGTTCAAACACCGATGCTACAACATCAGAGTTGATAGCAATTGATTCACCATCAAATGCAGTTGATGCATTTGTAAATATTTTTAAACCCATGATTAAGCCTTTGAAAAAATAGAACCAGCTTCAGTTGCAACCCAATACTGAATGTTGGAAGTTTTATGTTTAAAGTGTGAGATTCCTTTAGAAGAAATCTTAACCTCATACCCACCAGAAATCATCTTAAAGTTTTCTGTTTTAAATATCATGCGATACGTATCACCATTACCTTTAGTGATCTGTAGGGAATCAGTGTGTTTGGAATCATCTGTCAAGTCTAATGTCGATACAAAAATCTCAGTGCCATCAGATTCAACAACGATATGTGGTGACGATAAAACGTTTGCTGCTCTCATGATCCAATCAAAATCTTCTGATGTCAATTCAAATGAAATTTCTGGATCAGGAACTGCCAATTGTTTTTCAGGTGGAACAGTGATCATACTAGGTGCACAGAAACGATACTTGATCTTGCTGCGACCTTTCATACCAGAGATGAGAACATTGTTGTCTTGAAAGTCTAAGTTCGTATCATCTTTATGTAACGATAGAACAGTAAGAAAATTGTTCAGATCAAATACACCAAAGTCTGTTGGAATTTCTTCTGTGATTGTTGCTTCTGCCATCACATTCTTTTGGTTAGATACTGTACGAAGTGTCTTACCTTTTCTGAATAGAATGCCTTGATTAATTGAAGCAAAATTCTTCAATACAGTTAACGTGTCGTTGGACAGTTTCATAATTTACTCCATGATTAAAATTATTTTTCACTTGCTGAATACACTATATCATGTTCATATAAAAACATCAAGCAGCATAAAGCATGTGCTAGATGATGTCTACCAGATTCAGGATCAATTGCTTCACCTTCTTTGAACGCCCACATGTGTCGTTGTGCTGCATCAAAGTATCGGTTTAGTGAATCAGGAACATGTTTCCAATTATCTGGTTCGTATTTCTCGGCACCGAAAGTCAGAACATCGGCAGTCGCTTTGAGTGCTAATGGTGGTAAAAGACCATAACGAATTTTACCACCATCAAATTTACGACCACCTTCTGTTGCTGTTTGGGATGCCTTGATAGCATCCTTATCCATTACAGTCTACCAGTATACTGTGCAACTGCTGGCATATTACCAGTAAATGCATAGGTACCAATGTGTTGAGTCTTCATCCAAGGACACAGATAGATTTGACCACCCATCTTACGCCACATCTGACAGAACATATAATCTTCTGACAGATAACGCTCAGAGCCACCACCTACGATAGAATCTTTACTGTCAATGACTGTATCAAAGTAAGCATGGATGTAACGCGAACCATCAAAGTGTTGTTGACCAATGTGATCTGGTTTGTATTTGATAGTTGGATACTCTACTGCCATCTTATCAAATACTTCACGCTTGATCATCATGTGACCAGTACCAATTTCCATTACCTCTAGCGGTTCTGAAACTTGGAATTGTTGTGTGCCTTTAACAACGTTGAACACATATTCACCAACCAGATTCTCAAGTTCTTTGGGATTCAGGTCTGGATTCTTACGTGCAGTCTCGGCAATGTTATTCCAGTTGATAGATTTTTTAGGATATGGACCGCCGATAACATCTTTATCGAGTGCCATTAATGCTACGATATCATTCGGATCAAAATGAATGTCCGAATCGATGAACAACATGTGTGTGAAGTCTGTGCGAAGAAATTCATCTACAAGGTAGTTACGTGCCCGTGTGATGAGAGATTCGTTGAATAGGAAGGAGAACTTTACTTCGATGCCATAACGCATCATGACGGTTTGTAAATCGAGACAGGACTTGACGTACAATCCATGTGACATGCCACCATACATCGGTGTTGCTACGAACAATTTATTTTTTCTCAATTCCTCAATGTTTACCTGTATTTGCATAATTTACCCATAAAAAAGTGAAGATACCTTGTATATATGTATCTTCACTTTGAAGTATGACAATCTGTTACAGCAATGTCAATACTTTTTATGGGTTTTTGTTTACTTTTTAAAAAGGTTGCTCGTCCATAGGAATATTGGTAGGTTCTTTTGGCACCTCATTCAGAGTTTCAACCGTAGCACCTGCATCAATTTTGGTATACAAATCCATGAAAGAGATTTTGGTATCTGTATCAAAACGATTCAGACTGTACTCAATGGCTTTCATTTTGCTGCCAAAGATACCGTAGGTCTTAACAATGTGTACCAACCTACGTGTCGAGATGACCTCATCACAACCACCTTCGGCAAAGGTACGACGAGTAACATCAGCCCATGTCACAAGTTTCTGAGCAAAGTCATCATCAGTTTTACCAACTGAAGAAAGTTCTTTAGCAATAATCTTCTGTTCAATCTTTGCAGGTGGCCAATCTTGTTCAAATGTATTTGGAAAACGTTCCAAGAAAGCTTCGTTCAATACATTCGTAAACATATAACGACCATCATCAGAACCTTTACCTTTGGTATTTGCTGTAGCAAACACAGTGAAACCATCAGCAGGTTTAACCAATTCGTTTTTCTTTTTCAGAAGAAATGGTTTACCTTCAAAGACACGTTGTAGTGCTGATAGATTATTTGAACCATAATCAATCTCATCGATACACAGAACCGCACCTTGACGAGCAGCAACTGTTACTGGACCGTCACGCCACTCCATCTGACCATTGATCAACACAAAGTTACCAAGCAAGTCACCTTCATCAGTATCTGGAGTCATGGATACGCAAATAAACTTACGATTAAGTTTGGCACATGCATGTTCAATCGACATTGTTTTACCGTTACCCGACTGACCAGTAATGAATACAGGAAAGAACTTATTTGATTTGATGATTGCGACCACATCATCAAAGTTACCAAATGGAATGTAGTTGTCGTAAACTTCTGGCACTAGATTTTCTATTTCCAAATCAGTGACAACATTAGTGATACGATTCTCTACAGCTTTTGGTTGTGTCATTGGAATAACTTGTGCCACCATATTAATACCCGCAGCAACATTAGCATCAAATACATTAGGAACTTTATACATACCACGACCAACACGATTGGCATCGTCTTTGGTGAACCACTGTGGCAAAGGTACACCTGCAATTTCTGCTATGTCTTTAACTTCTTGGAATGTAACTTCTGTTTTGTTAGTAGCAATCAATGCTTTGAGAAACTTCTCACGAACTTCAACTCGACTTGTCATAATATAAACTCCCATTCACAATGTACAACCATTATATTTGATAAACGGTAAACTGTCAAGCACCAATTTACCGTTGTTTTTTTACCACTTATACTGCTATCAAACCTATAAATCTTGATACCAGAACACGATTGATTTGCCGTGTCTTATTATACTTCATAAATGCTTTGGTTAGATTTGTAGCATTCACTTTAGCAGGTGCTTCAAATTCATCATCCGTTACCGACAACGAGTTACCCGCAGGTAAGATAAAGAAAGAACTGTAACCAGTATTATTTGATTCCAGAAATTTTTCTTTACGCAAAACCCTAGCATACTTATTCAGTGCATCTGACATACCATAGTTTTTTGGATCACTACGTAAAGTATTCATTTCTTTATTAAACAACCTACGGCGTAATGCATTCTTTAGATAGTTTTCATCAGCAAGAAAGAATCCAATAATCTTGGTGCCAGTTGTCTTGGTTAACCATTCTGATACAGCCCAACGCACACCATCACTATTCAATTCATCATGTTTCACTTGAATTTGAACTTTGTTTTTCTTGTCGTTGATAAAAACATTCATCCAACCAGTAGCAAAACTGTTATGTCTTGAAACATTCGAATATGTGGAATCGATTTTATCCGCATCACCATCATGAATGACTACCGTATTCACGATATCCAAATTATTCTTTTCCCTAAACTTTTCAATCAAAGGTTTAACAGCAACCAAAGCTTCAGTCATTGGAGTATTTGATAATGCTTCAGCAGGAGTGCGGTAAAAATAATTAGCTTTCCAATTACCTCTGAACGTAGTCATCAGTGCCAAAATATTTTTAACTGCTTTCAAGAATTGAGCATTACCCATATTCGAACTCAAGTATTCACGCAAATAAACATTACTGAAAACCATTTCATTTGTTTTATTAGTAAAGCATTTTACATGACCGTCTTCATTTGGAAAATCACATACTCGTCCTATTTCACTATTACCATAACCATAAACGGTAAACGGTATGTTAACTTTGCGGCAGAATGTGGACAGAATCAGAATCTGTTCGAATGATGCTGACAAGTTACTCTGCATTGAACCAGACTTATCCAACAACAAAACCAGACCATGTGATTTACCTTTAGGTACACGCATAATCTTTTTGAAGATGCTATCGTCAAGTTGATATTTGTAAATTTTATTTACATCAATGTCACCAGTAGCTGCAACTTTTGCTTTGGCAAATTTACTTGCAGCTTTACGCATCTCAAATTCTTTGGCAAGCAAACTAATATAACGTTCATTCTTTTTACGGAACTGATCGTATAATGTTTGAACAACACTATCATAATCAGTGCATTGACTCTTGAATTCTTGAGTAAGGATTTCGTGAACACGCGCTACTGGAGTAATAATATTTTTCAGGATTGGTGTTGGCAATTCGGCGTAAAAGTATGTACGTGATTTAGCATCCAACAATTTCTGTTCGTTATTACGAAACGCTTCATCAGTTTCGCATGTTGGTTCCATATCTTTATTAGAAGCTTCGGAATGCTTATCACGATTGATTCTGTTACCATTCTCACCATCAAACTCGTCATCACCATCATCATTGCCTGGCTCACCTGGCTCACCCTCACCATTTTCTTGATCAGAATCTTCACCATCTTCACCATCATCACCAGATTTGGTACCATATTCATCGCCATCGGAATCTTCAACAAAGTATTCTTGTACGAATTGTTTCATTTTACTTTGTTCATCTTTGGAATAGTTCCAAATTTCTTCAGTAACTCTAAGAACATCATTCCATGTTTCACAATCTTTAACTTTTTCTACCAACTCTTCTTCATAGTCGGTAAAAGTAATCTTTAAAGTGTAATCGGATTTTGTAAGTATGTTAAGCCTATCAATGAAAGGAAGTTCATCTAGGTTACGATCTTTGATGCCAAAGAAATCACGCTCCATCAAATTTTCATAACCACGAATGAATGATGAACGCAAACCAGGATACTTACGTTTGATTTTCTTTTCAATGCGTGGGTCTTCGATTACATTCAGAAAGCTTTTATACTTCTGACCGCGATCACATACCGCAGTGTGCCAACCATCTGCTGGAGTGTATAATGCGTGACCAACTTCGTGACCCATCAAAAGATCATAGAGACTACCCGACATATCTTCCCATATAGGACAAGTCAGAACCCGTGTTATAGGATGAAAGGATGCTGTCTGAGCCTTGGCATGTTGAACTGTGATGTTCTCAGTAGCCATTAGTTTGGCTAGTTGTGATTTCTGTTGCGAATTTGGTGTGATATTCATTTATCTCTCCATTGAACACACAACAATCTTACAACAAGCCAATCAAAAATTCAAGGTAAATGTTTATTGTTGTAAAAATACAACACTATTTACGACTACGTTGTATCTTTTTGATGATCTTTACCTGCTTTTTCTTTGCCATTTGTAAGGCTACTGGTTTGGCATGGTTGGTAAATCGTATGCCATTGAGATGATCCAGTTCATGTAGGAAACACTGAGCAGTTACACCCTGCAATCTTCCTTCTTTGATAACACCATACTCATCGGTATATTCTACCTCAATCCAATCGGGTCGTTCAATACCCAAGAACAAACCAGGATAAGATAAGCATCCCTCTTTATTCTTTGTATTATTATCTGAACGATTTACTACTTTGGGATTGATACATGTTATTTGAAACTCATCAGTACCTACCACAAACATTCTTTCAGATACACCACATTGATTAGCAGATAAGCCTAGACCTGCATACAGTTTCATGGTCATTCGCATACGCTTGGCTAATGTAACCAGTGCTGGATTAGGAAACTCACCAGTGTATTCTGGCATAACCTTTTGGAGTAAAGGAAAATCCTCACCATAAATTGGTAGCTGTTCTATCTTCTCTGTTGTTTGTATACCTGCACTGGTATCAATAGTTAATATCTCACTCATTTCGTTACCTTTGAAAAGTTCTTTACCTTTTGAAATTTAATAACATTCGTAAAGTTATCTTGTAGTATGTCACCCTTGTGGCTAATCACAAACAAGTTCACATCTTCCAACGAATGAAGAATCCGCATCAGTTTTTCTGTGCCTGTGGTGTCTAAAGAAGAATCAAATACTTCATCCAGTATTAACAGGTTAGTGCTTGATGAGTTCTTTAGTTTTGCAACTGCTCTCCATGTCAACATCAATGCCATATCAATACGTTGTTTCTCACCCTCAGAGAAATTATGATATGAAAAGTCATCTCGATGGCGGGACTTGATTGTTTCCTTGAACGATTCATCCAGATTAAAGTTCACAAAAAAATCCATCGATGACAAATACATATTCACCAGCTTATTAATTACTGGTAAGTATTGTTTGATGATCTTAGTTTTGATGCCTGTGTCTTTCAATAAGACTGATGCTGCATCGAAGTAGGACTTCTCTTCTGTCAACGCAACCAGTTCACGGGCAATCGTTTTAATTTCTTCAGCCAGTTCTTCAAGTTCTTTTGCTGCGTTCTCATCCCTGATCTGTTCTTGTTGCAGATGTTCAAGTTGTTTTGTCAATGTGTCAATAGTATAATTGACACCAGTAATAGAAGTATTAGTAACTGCCAGTTTTGTACGTAGATCATATAGGGTATCCTCTTCTTGTTCTAATACGACTAATGCATCTTCGTGTTCTTTTAATTTGTCTTGGAGTTCTCGTTGTCCCGTCGATAGTTCCAACTCTTTACTGGACAGTCGCTGAAACTCCCCCTCTTTAAATTCCACGGTAATGGCTTGCCTACACGTTGGGCAATCCTCATTGTGTTCAAAGAAATGTTTATCCATTCCCACTTTGGATATTTTTTCTTCAATTTGAGATTCAATTTTTCTAAGCGATTTGATCTTCGCATCAACTTTATTTTTTTCTGCCACCGAAACGGTAAGTGTTTGAACCTGTTGTCCCAAGACATTAGCCGATTCATGTAAGGTTTGTAAACCTTTCTTCTGGTTATCAATCTGATCAACATATTCTTTTACCCTAACTTCAATACTTCGATTGGTGTTATCGAAATGTTCTTTCTTTATTGTGTACTTCTGCCTGACAAGTTCCAGTTCATTCTTCTTAATGATTATGTTATCTTTATTGCCTGATGATCTGGACTTAACCAGACTGTTCATACTAGAAAAGATTTGAATGTCCAACAGGTCTTCAATAATTGCTCTGCGATCCGCAGCCGATAGCTGCATGAAAGGAACAAACGATGCTGAACCTAGTATGACAATCTGTGTGAACGATTTAAAATCTAGTTTGATAATAAATCGTTCAAGGTAATCCTGATAGTCTTTAGTAGCTGCATCTTGATTCAACAGAACTCCGTCCTGATAAATCTGAAAGATGTTTGGTTTGATACCACGAACAATCTTAAAGTTCTTGATGCCAACTTCAAACTCAACTTCAACCAAACAATCTTTGTTATTGATCGAGTTCAGTAATGTGGGTTTGTTGATATTGCGAAATGCTTTCCCAAATAAAGCAAAGCACAATGCGTCAAGCATTGTTGATTTACCTGAACCATTCGTCCCAACAACCAATGTATTAGGATTGGCATCAAGTTTCATTTCAATAAAATAGTTACCCGTTGAAAGCATGTTCTTCCAACGTAATGTTTTAAATTTTATCATTCAGAATCATCATGGTTTATAGCTTCAACATACAGTTCACGCATCAATGTTTTCAGCTTTTCATTCTCAACTGGTAGCTTGAGATTATCAATATACTTGGAAAGGATAGTTATAGTATCTTCGGCTTGATCAATAATATCTTGATCATTAGTTTCAGAATCTTCACTAAAGTCTTCTACAATAGTAATGTCTGTGACATCAGCCTTGTATAGACTTTCGATTACGAAATCAAATAGGAATGGGTTTGTTTTTTCTACAACGATAACTTTGACGTAGCAATCTTTGTATACACTGTAGTCAAAGGTGCGCCAAATATCTTGAAAATTTTCTATAGTATCACTGTATTTAATCTTACGGAAAATCTTGTAAGGGTTTCGGAAGAATTCTAGTTCACGTGTATTCAAATCTAAGATATGAAATCCACGCATGTCATCATAATCAGACCATGTGATTTCACCAGGCGTACCGACATAGTAGATATGTCCGTCACTGGAACGATGGTGGAAGTGTCCAGTGAGAACCATATCATACTTAGATAATGCAGTACGATCTAAACCTTCATGGCAAATAACACCCCGTTCCATTTCAAAGCCAGCAATCTCAAAGTGCCCAAAACAAATCTCTGAACGACTCTGTTTTACTTTATCAAAGATATCAGCTTTGTTACTGTCGCATAGCCAAGGTATAATATCAACATCAATCCCGTCAAAATCAACTGTATTAAAAGAATTATATACAGTAATGTTACCATATTCCCCTAGTAATAGTTCTGAAGAGTTAACCTCTAGTGTATTTTTGAATGCAATGTCGTGATTACCCAACAGGGTTATCAGTTTGATATCGTATTCTTTAAGCTTATCAAAGAAGTATTTTCTAGCTAAGTGTAAAGAATTGAAGTTGATATACTTGCGGCGATCAAATAAATCACCTAGCTGAACAACAGTTTTAATGTCGTTCTCTAATAGATATGGAAAGAATGTAGTCGTATAGAACTTCTCATAGTATTTATGGAAATCCAACGAGTCATTTCGCATTCCGAAATGGGTGTCACCGAGAATAGCTATTTTCATTCTGCTATTCTACATCATTTTCTAGAAAATTTTCAAGTCCTTTTGCGGTTTTGGTCTTCTTTTTCTTTTTATTCTCTTCAAAGTTGAAGATGAATTCGGAAATGTTATCATAAAGTTCAAACTGTTTCATGTTACCATTCTCGTCTTCGTACATCTCCCCCTCATCCAGCATCCCGAATTGTTGGGTAGCTTTATACTTTACGTATAGTTGTTTCTTCTCCCGCATGATTCGACGCAGGAAAGCATAGTAGATAATTTGGGTAAAGTAGGCAAAAGGATTCTTGCTTTTACTTGGATCAAAGTTCCGGAAATACATGATACAGTTCTCAACGCCATCCGATATCATTTCATCACGGTAAGTGTAGGAAATGAAGTTGGGTTTCCGCGATAGGTGTTCCGCTATCTTGAGGAAACACTCCCCGATATAATTGGGAATCTTGGGGTCGGGTAAGTTTTCCTCTTTTGCTTTTACACAATCATCCTTATATTTAATGAGTGCTACCAGAAAATCAGCGTTGTTTACATAGTGATTAGATGCCATTGTTTACCTTTTTTTGTCTGCCTATTGACAACCTTTCGACGAGTGGATAAAATGCTTTTGTTCCAAATGAAAATGGATTTATATATTACCGTAAACGTTATTCTTAATCATCTTATAACCTTTCAGTAATTCTTCAATACCAAAATCAAGATCGTACATTGGTTCAAAACCAGTAGCTTCTAACTTAGCATTAGAGACAATGTAGTTCCGCTGATCAGGGTCTTTCTTAATCTCACCTTCCACTACAGTGAAACCAGGAACATGCTTCTTGATTATGTCACACAGTTCCAACTTAGATACATTAGCAGTTGAAAGACCTACGTTGTAGATTTCACCCTTCATTGTATTAAAGTTATAGATTGCATGGATGAATGCATCACACACATCACGAACATGAATGTAGTTACGTTTGAAATGACCTTCAAAGATAATCACATAGCCATCATTCACAGCACGGTAAGTTAAATCATTTACCAACAAATCAGTACGCATACGTGGAGACATACCAAACACAGTAGCCAAACGGTAACTGATTGAGTTCTCACGTTGCATCAACATCTCTTCTACTGCTACCTTGTCAATAGCATATTTGGAAATAGGATTCAGAGGAGACTCTTCTGTACAGAAGTTATTCTCATCACCCGAACCATATGCTGAATTAGTAGTAGGCATAATGATTCGTTGTTCTTTGGAAACCTTATCCAACATTTTAAAGATTGCTTCTTTATTGGTAGTGTCTGCACCAACAACATCTTTATTACACAGAGGTGCACCCACCAAAGCAGCCAAAGGAATAATCACATCAGCATTTTTTAGCAATGGTTGAACATGAGACATGTTACGAATGTCACCATTGACTACTTGAAAACCAGACCTTGAACATAAATGATTCAAGCTGGATTGTTTGTACATAAAGTTATCGAGTACAGTTACATTAAATCCTAAGTCCAAAAGAAACTCTGTTAGAATGGAACCAATGTATCCTGCGCCACCTGTCACTAATATATTTTTCATGTTATACCTTATCCAATACGTCAGTTATTTCTTTGATTGCTGTCTTGCTTAATGATGGATAGTTGCCTATGTAAAAACTATAAAAATGCATGTGTTCCGTATTGGGATAATTCTTATAATGATCTGCTGGTACAATACCTTTTAGATATGGTTGACGTAATTGATTACCACCACCAGCAGAACCACGACGAAACTCAATTTCATTATCACGCATCTTATTCATTAACCTCTGAGCAAACTCTGAGTTTGCATACTCTGGTTGAAGAACAATATTAAATGCATAGTTACTACAACCCACCAAACGAAAATCTACTTTATACTTCTTGCTATCCAATTTAGATAAAAATTCGAATAGATTTTCATTACGAATCTTAACATTTTGATCAAGGTATTTCAACTGATTCTGACCTAATATTCCACCTATTTCGGTGTTACGTACATTGTATGCAGCAAAGGCAAAGATGAATTCTGGATTTAATTCTGGATAAACTTTTTGATAGTTCTTTATCATTGGATCAGAACCACACTCACGTACCATACCATGTGAACGTAGCATACGAAGAGTATGGTAAACATTCTCATCATTGGTACACACTATACCACCTTCAATGGTAGACATGTGATGTGCAAAGTAAAAAGAGAAGTTAGACATCCATCCAAAACTACCTAGTAGTTTGTTGTTATGTGTAGCACCATGTGACTCACATACATCTTCAATTAATGGGATGTTTCTGAGTTGTAATTCTGATAGGAGTTTATCTGAGAGACAATCAAACCCTTGTGCATATGTAAGAAATACTGCACGGGTTTTATTGGTAATAGCATTGAGTATGCCATTGGTGTTCATGCCAAGAGTATCTAAATCGATATCGACAAACACAGGAGTGAAACCACATTGAATGATAGATGCAATATCAGATACCCAAGTGAATGGTGGTACAATAACTTCACCACCTTCTGGATGTTTGATCTTGAGCATTGCCATTGATAGTAGATTGGCAGATGCACCTGAGTTGACAAAGACAGAATACTTTACACCTAACCATTTAGACCATGCTTCTTCAAATGCACGGCACTCTGGACCATTGGTTAGTTTAGGATTGTCTTTCTTTAGATGTTCTATGACCAAATCTAAATCTTCTCTGGAAATATTGTCACTCATCAAAGGATACTTCATGATCACCTCATAATAATTTTGGAACCTTCATAGTCAAAACTAAAAGGTATCCATACGTTGATTTGTTTTAATGCATCTTTAATCTTTTGATGGACTTCTGGTGGGGCAAGAAACATAAAGAATCCACCACCACCTGCACCCATCAGTTTGCCGCCATATGCACCTGCCTTTATTGCAGCATCGTATATACTATTTATGTCGCTGTTTGAAACGCTATCTGTGAGAGTTTTTTTGTAGTTCCACTGCTCTTGCAGAAGCAACCCAATATCTTTTATAGCAGAACTGGATTCATGTTCAAATATTCTAAGGGCTTCATTGGTAAGTTTTTGCATAGCCTCAAGAGTTTGAACAGACTTACCTTCTTTGATAGAGTCAACTTGCTTCTTTGCTTGAACTTCAGATAGTCTACTGATACCAGAAAAACCTAGCATAATATGTTCTTCCAAATCTAAAACATAACTGTCAGGTATTTTTAGGTCACGAACTTTGGTATTGGCACCAGATAATTCGAGAACTTTGATGCCACCATACGCTGCCATGATTTGATCTTGAACTCCTACAGATTCACCAATAATATTCTGTTCAATATCAATTGCCTGTAATGCTAGTTCATGTACGGTAAGTGGTTTACCAAGATAAGTTTGAAGGGCGTTGATTAATCCAACAGTAAATGAAGAAGATGATCCAATGCCACTCCGAGCAGGTAGATCACCATCATGAGTAATAGATATCCCATTAGGCACCTGTAGATGTTTTAAACATGCACGTACAGATGGATGTTCTATCTCGTCAAATGTAGGTACACTTTCTATTTTAGAATAAATGACACGGTTAACGTAATCAAAGTAAGGTGGCAGTTCTTTCACACTGATATAGCAATAGTTTGCCATAGCAGCAGAAATTAATTTAGTTTCATGCGATACAAACCATGAAGGATAATCTGCACCGCCACCAAACAATGATAGTCTATACGGAGTTCTAGAAATTATCATTCAAAGTTTTCAGAATACTTTCTTTGTTCAGTCCTAGTTTGTTCAGCAAGTATTCTCGACCACCATTCTCATACACGTACATCTCTGGTATGGTAATTGTTTTAATTTTCTTTAAGATATCCGCACCAGCACACGCTTCCATTACCGCAGCACCGAGTGAACCGGATGGTGTCTGTTCATCAATAACGATCACACCTTTGGCAATACTGATAGCATTCAGTAGAGTTTTCGGAAATGGTTTAGCATGAATCAGATCGACACCAAAAATCTTTTCCGGTTGTTCATCATAGGCTTTCTTGACAATGTGTGCCATCTTACCTGAACCAATTACTAAAACTTTATCTTCGGTAACTGTATCACTCATTACACGATAGTCTAAGTCTGTTGTAAAGTTAGTTACTTCCAACTCTGGTTGATCATGACGATCAAAACGAATGTATGACAACTCAGGTTTATCTAACAGTTTCTTTGCCAATCGTCTTGCTGTACCAGCATCTGCGGTAGTATAGATGTTACAGTTGATAATAGAACGCAGACAAGCAAAGTCTTCCGTAATGTAATGTGTTGGACCAGCATCAGCATAGCCGATGCCGATACCCACTGACATGATACAGATAGGTAGATTCATCATACTAGGACCAGTTTTGATCTGTTCGATAGCACGGAGAGAAATGAATGGTGCCATAGCATAGCAAAATACTTTCTTACCTTGTAGTGCCAGACCTGTGGCAATATCAATCATTGCTTGTTCAGAAATGCCGCAGTGAATGAAGTTCTCTGGATATTTTTCACGTAGCACATCCAATGCTGCTGCACCAAAGTCAGCAGATAAAAAGTAAATGTTTTTATCTGTTTCTAACTTCTTGGTAATCTCTTCAATAAAGGCATCAC